GAACAATCCTGCTCTTGACCGTCAAACGGCCAAACAAGCGCCCAGTAAGATCGATGCGTGGTTTTGCCATGACTAGCTCGTTATGCTGACCAACTCGGCATTGCTCAGGCGGCGGGGGTAGTAGGTGATGCGGCGGAGGTAGCCGTTGGTTTGAGTAAGGCCCGAGCCTTTGCCAAGTTCAAGTTGCGTTACGCTGCCAAATGCAGATGCAGGGCTTGATTGATTTACCGCGCTGCCGTTTACAGAAATGCCACCTTGATTTGTACCTATTGCGTAAGCAAGTGCTGCTTTACCTGTTGATCCAACTGTTACGCTACCAGCAGGCGATGGGTTTGTTGCAACACCACCAGACACAAGACGAGGCGAGACGTTGTATGGGTCGGCTGCACTTGCAAAAAACTGAATTCGGTTATTGGTGGTTCCGTCTGTAATACCGGCAATTGCCTTACTTCCGATGGACGTATAGACCGAAAATTCCGCAAACAACGTCCCCTCCGTGGCATTAAACCAAGGACTCAGCGTATTCACTGAAGCCAGATCGGCGTTGCGAGTGACTTGTGCGACAGTGGTGGGGATGTAGCTGGTGGGGAAGGCTCCATTTTCTAACTGAGCACCCCACAAAATGACTGTTCCAGTACCTGTTGCAGTATCCGGCTGAATTCTTAACTGATTTGAGTTAGCAGCAACAACACTATCAACTGCAACTTGTACGCGATACCACCCGTTAGATAATTGCGTCAAACTTAGCAAAGACCCATTTGTTACAACAACGGATGGGACTCCAACAGTCCAAGTTACATCTGTTAGGCCTCTATTTATCCCTGCTGTTGTATCTCTAACAAACAACCTATTAACAGTAGAAGTCCCTTGTTTTATAAAGATAGAAAAAGCCTTTGTACCATCTCCCGTAAACGTAATACTCTGAAATACATAGCTGCCCGTTGCTGTGGAGCCTATTGTGTCCCCCGTTGTCGTATTGTCAGGCGCAACAGTTGTGTTTGTAGAAACAATAGGTGAGGCGGTTTGCCCCCAAGTAGTTGCAAAGTCTTCAGACTGCAACACCAAATTCGTCCTCGACTCCTCAATCAGCAGCCCCTGAGCCGCCAGCGTGCTGGGGTTGTAGTCGAAGCGTGGGGCGTTGGTCGCTGCGCTGGTCAGCACACCAGCCGAGTCGAAGAACGTGCCAGTGGACGCTCGGGTGAAGGTGATCCTCGGGTCTAAGGCCGGCATCGCCGCAAAGTTGAACGACAGCGACGGCCGCCCCCCGCTGGCCATGTCCGGCAGGCCCACGCGGCCAATGTTCTGGCCCAGCACGGTCAGGCCCCAATCACTGCAAGGCGCTGGCCAGGCGTGACGCCGAAATACTCGGTGGCCTCGGCCGCCAGGCGCAGCCCGCTGGTGGTCGCCGTCGGGTTGGTGCCAGATGCTAGGCAGGCCGGCGCGTCAGACACCACGCGCACGAACCGGGTGTTGGCCCCGAAAACGGCAGACTGTACGCTGCTGGTCGTGAAGGTCACCACGTTGGTGGTGCCCGGCAGTTTGGCCGCCTGGGGGACGCCGCCGATGTCGTTGGCGTTTTCGAGAAACTGGAATTCGGTAACGTAGAGCTTTGCCATGATGATGTCCTTTAGGCCGCGGCCAGGGTTGTGACGGTGCCAGAGCTGCCCTTGTACTTCAAGGCGCCCGAGGCGACGAACAGGATGCCGCCGCCCGTGGGCGTTGCAGGCTCTGAAGAGTTGGCAATGAACTGCAGCGGAGCCGTGGCGCTGAACATGATCTGCTGCACCGCGACGATGGCCGAAGGCGTCACCGGCCTGGTGGGGCTGGTGCCGGCGGCCAAGTACTGCAGGAAGGCCTGAGTGCTGCTGGCAGACCAGTAGAGCTGCAGGTTGTCTCCAGCGGCCACAGTGACCACTATGGTGGTCGCGGCGATCAGCGCTCCATCGGACCCACCGTGCTGGCCTGGAATGTCGAAAATCGAATTGGTGTTTTCCAGATCCGCGCCGTTCTTGCGCAACCAGACGCGAGCGGTCTGGATGTTGTTGTTCGAGTTGTGCAGCTGCAGCGAAAACGACAGAGCGAAGGTGCCGGCCTCGGCAAAGGTGATCTTCGAGCCATCGACAATTGAGATTCCTCGGCTTTCCGCCGTGGTGCCCAGCGCCACCGCATAGGCTGTGGTCGCGGAGGCGATGGTCTGGTTTGTCAGACTCACAAACGACCCGTAGGCCCCGAGATCCCCGCCAGGCCCCTGCGGCCCGCGTTCGACGATGGTGACGATGCTCATTGCGTGACCTCTGCGCTGATGCTGATGGTGCCCCTGATCAGGCGATAGACCAAGCCGCCTGCGGTGACGATCTCCAGATCGTACTTGCCGAAGCTCCAGGTAAAGGCGGCCGACTCTGCGGCTGTGATGGTCAGCGTGATCTGCCCGAGATCGCCTGCAATTGCCAGCTTGCCGTTTGCCGTGGTGGCCTCAAAAAGAACCGTCGTTACGTTGGTGGCAGCGCGGACCTGCATGCGCGCGGTGGCGCCGCTCAGGTTGATGGCCGCTCCGTCGTCATCCGTCCACCGGATGATTTGCTCGTAGCTGGCGCCTTTTTCGACGCTGAGATTGTGCACTTCGGCGCTCATGCTTGCTCCAGAAGCCGCTGATCTATCGCGGCATGAATCTGGCCCTGTTGCTCTTGCCCAAGGCCGGCAAACTGCACCGACACGATGCGCCTCTGCTGCTCGGCAATGACTTCGGTTGGCATGGCCGCACCGATCATGCTGGCCAGAATGTCCAGCTCGGCCACGACGTCGGCTAGGTTGAAGTCGCGCGACCAAGAAATCTGCGGCGCGGTGGTCAGGCCCAGCCACTGGCGCGAAAGCTCCCAGGCTCGTCGCTCCAGGCTCTCCATCCTGCCGGCAAACTTCGCCAGCTCGGAGTTCAGCGCCTGGAACCGCATCTGCAGGGCCAGGCCGGATTCGCGCTGCGAGGAGGACGCGATCACCAGGCCTATCTCGTTGATCTGATCCTTCAGCGCCGCAATGCGGTCCAGGTAAATCCGCGCAGGGCCGTCCGGTGGCGCGATGAAGGCCGGCGTGCTGCCGCTGTGCACCATCAGGTTTGATGATCCGATGGTCTCGCCAACGACCTGCGCAGCCTGGACTTTCTGGGCGTCCGTGGAGTTCTCGGACACCTGCATGGTCAGCAGGCTAAACGTCTGCGAGCGCAGGATTTCGTCCAGCTCGCTATCCAGGTTGAACATCCTGCGCGACAGGTCCGCGATCGGCGAGAACGGGCCGAAGTATGGGAAATCGCCGCCCTCAGTGAATATCAGCAGCGGGCACTCCGTCAGTGGGTGCTCACCCTGGGCCAGGATGCGCAGCTGGCCATCTATGGCACGCCAGGAGGTCAGGTCAAAGTGCCATGTGCAATCGACTCTCTCGCCCGTCTCCAGCGTAAAATTGCCCGAGAACTCCGCGTAAGTAAACTTCCCGTCGTCGCCGATTTGGTAGTCGGTAAGGAGCTCGGGCTTGATGCTGGTCCAGTACGGCGCAACCCTGGAGCTTACCTGCTGCTCAAGCGTCGGCGCCATGGCCGGGGGCATGTCCACCAGCAGCAGCATGCTGCCGCGCGCCTTGGCCTCAACCACAAACTGAGACCAGAAACTGTCGATGGTGTTGCCCTTGCCGTCGATGTCGGCGGCCATCGCCTCGTACAGCGGATTGGCCATGGCGCGCACGGCGGGCCGACTTGCAAGGTATCCGGCGAATCGAGAAACGACCTGGGCCAGCGGTGAGGCGTACCAAGCAATCTCATTGCGGCGCGCGTACTTGGTTTCACTCTCGCGCGGGTACTGGATCAGGTACGACGACGCCACCGCGATGGGGCGTGCCTTGCTGTCGAAGCTGATGAGAGGGCGAAATGGGCCGTCGCCGTTTAGCGCGAAGCCTATGAATTTGAAGCGCGTTATATCTTGATTGGCCATATCACTGGTATATTGCAGGTTCGTTTCACTTTAACTCACCGTATTTACCAATGAGCATTAATGAACTACTCGCACAGAAAGCAGAACTCGAGCGCCAGATCGCCGAACAAACCCGCGCGGAGCGGGCGTCTGCGGTCTCGCAGATCAAGACCCTGATGTCTACCTATGGCCTCACGCCTAGCGACATTGTGACCGACTCCGCGAAAGTTGCAAAGAGCCCGGTCAAAGAGAAGTCTACGCCTCGCGCCACCGTCGCGCCTAAGTACCGCGACGACGCTGGCAACACTTGGACCGGTCGCGGCCTGAAACCCCGGTGGCTGACCACGGCACTGGCTGCCGGCGCAACGCTTGAGCAGTTTGCAATCTGACGGAGAAGACGATGGACATCGAAAACCTCAAGGAAGCCCTCGGAGACGAGAAATTTACCGCGCTGAAAAGCTACGTCGATGATCTGCAAGGGCAACGCGACGCGGCGCGCCAGGAGTCGATCAATGGCCGTCGCGGCATGAAGGACAAGCTGGCCAAGCTCGAAGCGGACCAGAACGCGCTGATGGAGCGCCTGGGTATTGATAGCCTAGAGGATCTGGATCTGTTGCCCGATGCTAAGGGCGCAGCAGAGGCCGCGAAGCAATACGACGCCAAGCTCAAGCGCATGGAGCGCCAATTGCAGGAGGCGACAACTCAGCGCGACGAGATCAGCGGCAAGTTTCGCGGCAGCTTGCAAAAGGCCGCAATTGCCGAGGCTTTATCGGGCCACGAGTTTGTCGCGCGCGATCTCGTCGAAACCTTCGTTTCACAGCGCCTGACCTGGGAAGGAGATGACCTATTGTTCAAGACCGAAGATGGGCGTATGATTCCGGTCAAGGACGGGATCGCAGGGATTGCGAAAGCCCGTCCCGAGCTGCTTAAATCGACCGGCACGGGAGGTGCTGGAGTCCGTGCGTCCAACGCTGGAGGCGGTGGACCCAAGACCATGACCCGCGCCGAATTTGAAGCACTTGCACCCGCTCAACGGGTAGAGGCTGCAAAGTCAGGCGTCCAACTCGTCTAACTTTCTGGAGTTCTTACCATGGGTGCCACCCTTACGAATCTCATCCCGACCCTGTACAGCAATCTGGACGTCGTGTCCCGTGAGCTGGTTGGTTTCATTCCCGCTGTGACCCTGGATGCGCAATCCTCGCGCGCCGCGGTCAACCAGTCCGTGCGCTCGTTCGTCGCGCCGGCTGCCTCTGCTGGCAACATCACGGCTGGCGTCACGCCTCCGAATGATGGCGACCAGACCATTGGCGACATGGAGATCAAGATCACCAAGGCACGCCGGGTGCCGATCCGCTGGACGGGCGAGGAAGAGCGTGGCTCTGGCCCCGCTGCTGCAGCCATCCAAGGCGCGCAGATCCAGCAGGCCATCCGCACCCTGGTCAACGAAATCGAGGCCGACATTGCGGCCTTGTATCTTGACTCCTCGCGCGCTGCTGGCACCGCAGGCACTACGCCATTTGGCACCGCCGGCGACTACAGCGCCGCATCGCTGACGCGCAAGATCCTGGCCGACAACGGCTCGCCTCTGAGCGACATGCAGCTGGTGCTGGACACCGCGGCCGGCGCCAATCTGCGCGGCAAGCAGGCATCGTCCTCGCAAGAGTTCGGTGACAGCATGCTGCGTCAGGGTGTGCTGTTGGATATCAACGGCATGATGGTTCGTGAGTCGGCACAGGTCAGGACGCACACGAAGGGAACTGCTGCAAACGCGACCACCAACAACGCAGGTTACGCTGTTGGTGCCACGACGATTACCCTGGCCTCTGCAGGCACGGGCACCATCGTGGCCGGTGACGTCATCACATTTGCCAACGACAGCAACCAGTACGTCGTGATGACTGGCGATACCGACGTCAGCAACGGCGGCACGATTGTGCTGGAGCCTACCGGCCTGCGCCAAGCCATTCCCGCATCGGCCACGGCTATCACCGTCACAGCCAGCTCTGTGCGTAACATGGGCTTCAGCCGCTCGGCCATCATCCTGGCCCAGCGCCTGCCGGCCCTGCCTGCCAGTGGCGACCTGGCCTCCGACCGCACCTCCATCGTGGACCCGCGCTCGGGCCTGTCGTTCGAGGTGGCGCTGTACCCGCAGTACAGGCAGATGCAGTGGGAAATCAGCTGCGCTTGGGGCGTGAAGGTCATCAAGCCCGAGCACGTCGCCATCCTGCTGGGCTGATGCCTCAAATCATCGAAACCGTCCGCGTGATGCCCACTCACCCGTCTCAAGGTGAGTGGGTCATCATGAACGCATCAGATTTTGACCCTGCCGTGCATCGATTGTACGGGGCAGCGCCACTTCCTGATGCTTCACCGCAACCAGCAGAAATGCCCAGGCGGCGCGGACGACCGCCAAAATACCTGAACCAGGAGCCCAACGATGGCAACCGCTGAAAACGCGAAACTCCAGTACGAGGCGGGGCAGACCTCCACCTCGATGACGACCCTGACGAACTCAGGAGACGAAACCACCTTTACCAGCTCGGCCTCGCTGTGGTCCAAGCGCGCGGGCTATGCTCCTGTCGTGCTGCCCAACGGCTTGCTGACGGGCGGCGCAGTCACGCCTCACGCATCCGACAACAACAAGGTTAACGTCGCCGCCCTGACGCTGAACCTCAACGGCGTCGTGACCAGCGTCAGCGCCGGCACCGCGACGATCACGCGCGGCGTCTCGACCGACACGCACAACATCACCAGCATTACCATCAACTCCAGCGGGGCCATTGCGGCAGTCTCTGGCGTTGACAGCACGGCGTTCTCCGAAACGCGCGGGGCCAACGGCGGGCCTCCGCTGATTGCGGTGGACTCGGTGGAAATTGGCCAGGTTCGCACTAGTTCTGTGAGCGCTGCGCTGGTGACCGCCGCTGAGATTTTTACGGTGGTTGGCACGCACACGGAGCGCGCAGATTACCCGCTGTTCGACATCAACTACAGCGCAGGGTCTGTGACCTTCCTGGCCGCGCTGCCGGAGATCCACACCGGGCCAGTGCCGAAACGTGTCTACGCCTCGTTTGCTGCGCCTATCTTTTCCGATGTGCAGCTGGCATCGGACTTCGTGCCGCCCGAGACCACGCACAGCCTGACCTCCGTGCAGGTCTACGGCAGCACGCTGGGGTCCACCGCGTCCACGCTCAACCAGGGCAGCTTCACGGCCTACCTGCAGGACGGCGTGGCTGATGGCCTAGTGCAGCTGAAGAACCAAGACCTTTGGTTCAAGTTCTTCCCTGACCGCTACAAGTCGCCGTATCTGTTGACGCAGGGCAAGCTGGGTGTGTCGCGCACCTTCCCGGCCGGCGACAGCATCCAGGCCGCCTGCACCATTTCCGCGACGGAGCGCGCAACTGAGGTGGGCTGATGTTTGATCTGAATCGATTCGAGCAGGCAAGGTTCGAGTCGAAGAAGGCGCGAGTGGCTGTTGAGGCGCTCGCGTTTTTTTTCGACGAAGGCGAAGCACCTGAGTGGGAGGTCCGCGGGCTGACCGCCAGCGAGCTGCACACCGCACTGGAGGCCGAGAAACGGCAATCCAGCATTGACAGCATCGTCAAGGCCATAGCGACCAAGGCAGACCAGGCCAACGCCATCCGGCAGGCCCTGGGCATCAGTGGCGACACGCCTGGCGAGATTGCCAAGCGCTTGGAGATCCTGGTGTCCGGCTCGGTGGCCCCAAGGGTTGACCTGGCCGCGGCGGTGAAGTTGGCCGAGGCTTTTCCGATCGAGTTCCTGATGCTGACCAACAAGATCAGCGAGCTCACAGGCCAGGGCGCCGATCTTGTAAAGCCAAGCGCCGCCTCGCAGAAGACCCAGGACTGAGCGCAGCGCTCGCATTCCTGGAACTGCGCGGCGGCTACCTCTACCAGCACCGCCCAGACATCATCCCGCAGGGTTTTTTGACCGACGAAGAACTGACAATCTGGGCGGCGTACTACGAGAAGAAGCAGCAAGATGGCCGACATTCAACAAACCGTTGAGCTGATTTTCAGGGGTCAGAACCAGACCAATGCGGCTATTGCTGGGATTCAGCGAGACCTTGCAGCGCTGTCTGGCAATGCTGATACCTCAACCAGGGCGCTGAGCGGCACCAACGACCAGCTAGATCGAATTGGCGGCAACAGGGCCGGCATTGCGTCTGCAACGGTAGCGCTGCAGGCCCTGGCGGGCTCGCTGGTCATCAAGGATTTCATCGACGCCAACGTCGCCTTCGAGCAGTTTCGCAACACGCTCAAGCTGGTGACAGGATCAAGCGAGGCGGCGCAGAAAGAGCTGGACTTCATCACCAGCACCGCCAACCGGCTTGGTGTTGAAGTTCGCGGCGCAGCCGGTGCCTATGCCTCGTTTGCGGCGGCGGCCAAGGGCACGGCGGCTGAAGGCGAAGGCTCGCGCTTGGTGTTTGAAGGCTTTGCGACCGCCTTTGCTGCGCTTGGCACCAGTGGCGCGGATGTCTCTGGCGCTTTCACACAGCTCGCGCAAGGCGTCAGCAAAGGCAAGTTTGAGCTGGATGACTTGAAGTCTGTTGCGGAGCGCCTGCCGGGGTTCTTCAACACCTTTGCCCAGTCGCTCAACGTCACCAACGAAGAGTTTTTCGACCTGATTTCCAAGGGCAAGATCGGAATCCCTGAGCTGATCAAAGTCGCAGAACAGCTAAAGACGCAGTTCGGCTCGGCGGATTTCAGCAGTTTCAATAATGAGCTGTCCAGGCTCAAGAATTCAATCACGGAAGCGCAGGTGACGATTGGAGACGCCGGGGCATTTCGATTGCTCGTAAAAGTAATCGAAGGCACCACCGTCATTGTGGCCGGATCAACTGCCGCCATCGTTCTATTTGCGGAAGCGTTGGGCACCTCTGTTGCCGCTATCGTTTCAACTTCTGGCACGTTAAGCGATTTCACAAAGGGCAACATTACCCTTGCCCAGGCCATAGAGCGAAACAGTCAAGAGGCGGAAAGATTTAAGACGGCCATTGGCCAATCTTTTGACAAGGCCGCCGCTTCTGTCGATGGCCTTGTGCCCAAATTCCTTGGCCTTGACGACGCCACAAAGAAAACGGCGACGTCAAGCGCCGGCCTGGCCGTAGCGCTCGGCGACGAAGAAAAGGCGATGATCGCGCAGGTGGCGTCAGCCAAAGAATTGACCGATGCAAAGGGCAAGGTCAAAGACAAGAGCGCAGAACTGGCAAAGCAGCAGCTGGCAGAACAGAAGCTGTATCTCGAGACAACCAAGGCGGCCCAAGATTACGCCGCCAAGCTCCAGAGCATTGCCTCCAACGAGCGTATCAAACTCATCGAGTCGCGCGTCAAGCTCGAGATTGCCCAGGCCGTTGCTGATGCCCAGAAATTCGAGTTCGCGCTCAAATCACTTTCAGCGACGGTCGAATCATCCGGCGATGTCATCAGCAGCATCTTCAGTGCATTCGGGGACATTGAAGGGTTTTTCGGTCTGGAGAAGCTCGAACTGGTCCAAGAGCAGTTGAAGATAGAAAACAAGATTAGGGAACAAGCGTTGGATTTGCAGAGACAGCTGATTGAATCCCAGATCAATCTGAATCAATCAAGAACGGCATCTTTGCAGCGCGGCAACGCGCTGATCCAGATTGATGGGAAAGGCCTTCAGCCGCACCTGGAGGCGTTCATGTGGGAGATTCTGAAGACCATCCAGACCCGCGTGAATGCAGACGGCCTCGAGCTGCTGGTGGGGACTTGACATGCTGATCCGACTGAGCACCCCGACCTTCGACCCGCTGGGCGTCATTGAGCTGGAGGTCAACGCCGAACGTTCCGACTTCGGCGAGGCCCGCAGGCGCGTGACCCGAATCGCCACGCTGGACGGCGGCGCGGTCTTCAACGACTTTGGCCTGGCGCAGGCCGACAAGACCATTGAGCTTGTCTGGGCCATCGCCTCCAAGGCCCAGCAAGACGCTGTAGAGCGCCTGGTGAGGCTGTACGCGCTGGTCCAGGTCTCTGTGCCAACCGGCCTCTATCTGGCGGCCCCAGAGGCCTACACATCCACCCAGAGCACCGGCACGCTGACGCTGTTGGTGAAATCCAAACTTTCAGGAGATTGACATGGCTGTACCCGCATCTGCTACCTATTCCGTTAAGGCCAAGGAGGAGGCTCACAAGGCGTTTCGCACCTTGATCGACGCCGGCTCTGCTGCCGGCCGGCTCAAGATCCGCGACGCCAGCGACGTCCTGCTGGCCAACATCCCGCTCGGCGACCCCTGCGGAACGGTGAGCTCTGGGACGGGCGTGCTCACGTTTGACGTGACCGCCACCGAGGACACCAGCGCAGACGCCACCGGCACGGCAGCCTACGGCGAGTTCACGGACTCCGATGGCGTTATTCACCTGAGTTTGCCAACCCAGGCTGGCACCGCAGCGGTGAGCGGCAAGCTGGTTCTCAATACCCTGTCAATTGTTTCTGGCGGTCCCGTGACCTTGGTCAGCGCGACTATCGGCTGAGCATGTCTGATCCGAATTACAACAGTGTCTCCCTGCTGCTCCATTTTGATGGAGCGAATGGGAGCACTACGTTTACAGATAACTCGCCGACACCTAAAACGGTAACCGCTAATGGCAATGCCGCAATCAGTACAACGCAATCTAAATTTGGCGGCGCAAGTGTTTACCTTGACGGAAACGGAGATTATCTAGACGTAGCAGCTAGTTCGGATTTTAATTTTGGCACCGGTGATTTTACTGTTGAGTTCTGGTTTTACAGTTCGTCCGCTGCCACACAATCGCCATATAGGCGAATCATTGCTCATCCAAGCAGCACAAACACTGCCGGGACTTTTCAGATATGGCAAGCTGGAGATTCAAGCCCAGGGCCAGTTACAGATTCAATTGGTCTTGGAGCATCTGACGGCTCTGCAACAATAGTTTCAACCAATACAGCAGTAACACCATTAGGATGGTGTCATATTGCTTTTGCGCGCCAAAGTGGAACTGTCAGGTGTTTTTTAGACGGCACTCTAAAACAATCTGTATCTGATAATACATCTTACACTTTAGGCGGCACTGAAGGATTGCGGCTGGGGTCTCGAGGAGATCTTGCAACATATGCTCACGGGTATATTGATGACCTAAGAATTACAAAAGGCGTTGCACGCTATACCGCTAGTTTCACTGCTCCAACCTCACCATTTCCAAATTCAGGCCCCTTAGTCGCTAGGGCTGCAGATTCTGGCCCACTAGGCTCTCCTAGTGTTTTGGCTCTGGTTGAGCCAAGGGCCATTGCTTTAGCCGAAGGCCCACTTGGCCAGCCTGAAATTCTGGGGCAGCAGTCGCTTGCCTATGCGTCCGCCCCGTCCATGTTGGGGCCTGAGCAAATCGTTGCATGGCACCTATTCGCTCGCGCCGATGCGCCCACCATGCTGGGCAATGCAAACCCGCTGGCATGGCATCTTTTCGCTCGCGCCGACGTGCCGTCCATGCTCGGCTCGGCCACGCCGCTGGCCACGCACGACTTCACCGAGGTCATTGGCGACGCCACCACCTACTACGTGATGGACCTGACCACCCCGAGCGGCACGGTGCGGGTGCCGATCTCGAGCTGGCAGGCCACGCTGCAAACCGGCCTGAGCAACTACGTCCAGTGCGTGGTGCCTGCGGTGTCGGCCTACGTCTCGGCCATCAACTCGGCGACGCAGTTCAAGATCTCGCGCCTGGTGGACGTGCCAGGATTGGCCGCCCCACTCACCTACGAGATGGCCACGGCACCGGTGCAGACGACGACCTTCGACCAGGGGCCATTCCGCTACACCTGCACCATCAGCGGCTACAGCACCGGCTTCGCCCCCAACGAGACCCCTAGCGCGGCCTACAACCGCATCATGCAGGGCATCAGGTCCATCAGCATCAACCAGGGCGGCACGCGCGTGCGGTGCTCAATTGACTGGCTGCTGCGGCCGGCGCAGCGGGTCTTCGCCAGCTCTGAGGAGTTCGTCGTCTCCTACATCAATTACTACGTCGGCGATGGCGACGCCTACATGGAAGTGGGGGAGCGGGCCTGATGGGGCGCGGCACGATTCTGGCCGACCTGGGAGAGGGCCAATACACGATCAAGCTCGACTTCGGCGAGTCGCGGCTTGCGGCGCAGTTGCTGCTGCTGACGGGCGCCAACACCGAACTCGACACACAGATCGCCGCGCAGCAGGTCAAGGTCAACACGGCCCAGAACGCGCTGAACGCCAGCAATGCCGCGCTGGCTGCTGCGATTGAGGCCTACATCACAGGCAACAGCTCGCCGAATCTGCTGCCGGCCGTTGAGGCTGCCAAGCTGGATCAAGTGGCCAAGGAAGAGGCGCTGCGCACCGAGACGGTGGCCATCGGCAAGCTGCAAAGCGCCAAGGCCAACAACCTGCGCAAGATCGACCAGCTCAACAGCTACCGCGCAAGCCTGACCCTGAACGCCTGGTGTGCAGATTACACGGAGGCGGCCTCTGGTGAGGTGGCCACGCTCGAGATTCCCAACGAGCCCAAGACGGTGCTGATCGCGCCTGCAGGACGGGCGCCTTTCGATGCCGATGGCGAGCTGCGCATGCGGGCCTTGATGACGCCCCCCCAGGCCTACTACAACGCCGCCATTCTGCCAGGCTGGCAGAAGTTCAAACCGACCTATCGCAGCGGAGTGATTACCGCCATCAGCGGCGACACGGCGGATGTGCTGCTGGACGAGGCCAAGTCCAGCGCCAGTGACATCGCCGACATCGGGCTGGTCAACGTTGAGTTTGATGTGAACCAGACGAGCACACTCACCAACGTGCCGATCGTGTACCAGGACTGCAACGGCAGCGTGTTTGAGGTCGGCGATGGGGTGGTGGTGCAGTTCATGTCGCAGAGCTGGAGCACGCCACGGATCATCGGGTTCCTGAGCAATCCAAGGCAGTGCGGGCCGTGGTTCGTGATCAGCAAAACTGTTGCGCAAGTGTTTATGCCTGGCACGGCTATTTACCCAATTACCGCAGGCCCCGCATCAGATGACGCCTATTTTGGACTTGGTGGTAAATACTATCCGAACACCTGGAAAGACAACAACAATTACGGCGGGGACAGGGTATGGATTGGAGCAAACAAGAAAGTTGTCACGTGGAGAGCTGGCGGTGATCCGTTCATGTATCCATACGTTGTTTATAATAACGAAGTAATTGATTGTGCAACGCCTGAGTTTTATGCACATTACAACATAATAAGCGCAAACGGCACGCGCTACAATTTTCCCAATGGGTGGTCGTCTTTTCATAGTGCATTTGTAATCGCGGGAGCCGCGATATATGTAGAAAATAATCAAGACATATTATATTTTGTCTGTTATAACAACAGCTATAATAATACTGAAACCATTACGGGGCCAAACGGTTTTGTTTACGATAAATATGATATCGAGTATCTGCATTTTTACCGTAAAAATCTGGTCACCAATCAAGTAACAAAACTGGCAACCAAGGAATTTGTTAACGTAATAAGAGAACCTGCGGCGCCTAATTCTGGTCTTGAAACTATTTCAACATATCCAGGCGATATGTGCGTGGCATTAACAAAAACGTGGCCGGTAGTTGGTTCTGCGTTTTTTGCAAGTTACGGCGCTGATGGAACTGGGACATACAGAGTATCATTTCACCCGTCAGAATGCAAGGCAGTTTGCGCCGTATATCAAGGATATCAAAGTGGGAGGTTTGAATTTACGTCTTCATCGACAGCTTTTTTTGCTGACTCTGGATTAATTGCCGCTGAATTTCACCCAGACGATGGCAGATTGTGCACTCTGAAAGTCGAAAATTATCAATTTCCAGCAAATATATATAACCTCGTCTTTAGTGAGGGGAATGTGCAACTGGAAATTACAAGTCAAACAAAACGCGGATTTATGGGTGATATATCAGTTTGCTATCCGTCGAATACAGTCACGTTAACAAAACCAAGCAACTCATATGTAATCACAAGAAACTTCTTTAATGGAGCGTATACAGATACTAAAATCTTTTCTGCGGATTACCCTGATTTTAATTTGCCTGTATTAACAATTGTCGCAAGTTTGAACAATCAAGACTATTTTGGCAATAGAGCAAGACTTGTGTTAGTCAAAGACAAATATTACGCGCTGTTCTACGACAACTCAAACCCCTCATTTGTTTTCGGAGGAGTCGCGCGTTTTATATCATCCGAATTTACGCAAGCCAACCTTGAGGCTAACTCGCCGGTTGCAATTTCGGATTTTTCTACATTTGGTTTCACTCCCATGAGAATAGGGTACTCCAAAATATGAAATTCGAAACTGCCCTTGCCCTCCTGCTCGGCCACGAAGGCGAGTTCTCAGACCATTCGGCTGACCCAGGCGGCAAGACCCGCTACGGCATCACCGAAGCCGTAGCCCGTGAGGTGGGCTACAAAGGTGACATGCGCGAGCTGCCGCTTGAGCTGGCGCAGCGGATCTACCTTGAAAAGTACTGGAAGCCGATTCGGGCCGATGATCTGCCGCCTGGCATCCGCTACGCGGTTTTTGACGGCGCCGTCAACAGCGGGCCTGGCCAGGCGACGCGGTGGCTGCAGCGGGCTCTCGGTGTCGATGCGGACGGCGTGATCGGCCCACAGACCCTGGCAGCGGCATATGCGCAGGATGCCAACGCATTGCGCATGCGCATACTGGCCCAGAGGTTGCGCTTCATGACCAGCCTGACGAACTGGCCAGCGTTCTCCCGCGGCTGGGCACGCCGAATTGCTGACCTGATGGAGGGATGATGGATTTCGACTGGAAAAGCGTTGTCCGCACTGTTGCGCCTGGCCTCGCTACAGCCCTTGGCGGGCCGCTGGCGGGGGTAGCTGCGTCTGCCCTTTCGGATGCGCTTCTCGGGCGTCCTGATGGTTCGGAGAGCGATATATCTCAGGCAATGGCCATCGGTGGCGCGGATGCGCTGGTCAAGATCAAGGCGGCCGAGCAGGCATTTCAAGTGCGGATGCGGGAGCTTGACATTGACTTAGAGCGCGTGCACCAGGCCGACCGAGACGGAGCTCGGCAGCGCGAGGCGGGCACTGGCGACACGCTCACACCTAGGATGCTGGCCATCGGCATCACCGTGGGCTTTTTCGGTGTGCTGGGCTGGCTGCTGACGCAGGGCAAGCCCGAGACCGGTGGCGACGCTCTGCTTGTAATGCTAGGCGCCCTGGGCGGTGCCTGGGCCAGCGTGGTGGCCTACTATTTTGGCAGCTCGGCAGGTTCGCGCGAGAAAACTGCTTTGCTCGGCGGCAAGTGACTCGGGCATTGCTCGTCGTCCATTACCCAGGCGCCCATCCAAATCTGACGGTCATGAGGCGGCGACAGCCTGCGCATGCAGTTGTTGCATTCTGCGCGGTGGCTGCCGGCGCAGCGGGCTGTGTCGGCCGAGAGTTGCCTCATGATGCCAACAGGCTTACAGCCAGAATGATGCACAGCACTGCTGCTACAACTGCAGCCAGATAAATTGTGGCTCGTTCGATGCTCAAGTCTGCATCATCGTCTACGCCAATATCAGTGCAGCACTCTGCGGCCTGGGGGTGGCGGCCCTGCTGGTCGCAACCGTTGGGGATTCGAGAGGTCATCTTGCGATCTCCTTACTTCTGTCCTTGATCTGCTGCACCCGTTGGCGTGTAACGCCGACGACGGCTGCAATGTACTCTGGCTTGTCTCCATCGGCCAGCATGCGCTGGATCACGGCGATGCGGTCTCGTGCGGCCTCGGTGCGCTCGTAGCCTGGCATCCCTTTCATCACGCTTGAGCGAACGCGCAGCCACAACGTCCAGGGCAGCTCCATGGTCTTGACTCGGCGGCCGTTGTCCTTCTCGTACCGCCGCATCCTCAGGCAGCCGTGCTGGCGCCTAGTCTCGAGGCACTTCATGCTGGCCTCCCCCACAAACGCCCCCAACGTTTACGCCATGCGTCGGCGGTCTCTTCGTCCACCTCCTCCATGATGGCCTCGGCTTCAACCAGCGCGTGCTCCATCTCCACCAGCACACGGTCTTGCTCGGTGTTCTGTGCCGCTAGGCTGCACTTACTAGGCATACAGTCCTGCGTAGCACAGGTTGGCTCTACCAGCGCGGCGCGGAGGGCGGATGCTGCGTCTGCTGCTTTTTCGGACACCATCGCGCACTCTGCGTACCAATCCAACGCCTCCAGCGCCTGCTGGGCGGCGGTTCGTAGGGTGGTCATACTTGCCCCTCCACTTTGGCATACGCTTCCTTTGCTTCTTGCAATGCTGGGTGTTCTCCATCTGCTTCCATCAAACGGTTTTCCAGCGTGTTGCAATAGCTAATGAGGCGGCGCAGTGCATTGCCAAGTTCTTTGTTTACGCCATGCAACCGGCGCAGTTCGGCGGCAACTTTGCACATTCCGGTGTAGCTGATTTCGCCTACATCAAGCGCATCAGCCAATTGCAGGGCTTCGGATTGTGTGGTCATGCCTCACCCCTAGCCTTCTGCGTGCAATCCGCGCAGCGCCACAGCTTGAGCCGCGTGTACAGCGAGCCGCCGAGAATCTCCCTCGGCTGGTCGCACACAGAGCACTTCTTGCGAAACGCCATTCCTGGTCCGGTGCTGCGGTGGGTCATGGTGACGTCTTTCACGTCGCTGTAGGGCTTCACGAATTCTCCTGGCTCAGGATTTCCAGCTTCGTGCGCAGCCGGTCGATGCGGCTTTCGTGGTACAGCACCATCGCGCTAGCGTAATCACGCCCGGTCTGCGCCTCGAGCAGGCCGCGCCGCGCCTGGTCCAGCTCGCGGGCGATCAGTTCCTGCTCTGACGGTGTGCGAAATGGATTTTGGATTCGGATCATGCTGATACTCCACTGATGGCACGCAGTCGCTGCGCGTAGTGCCAGATGCTGGGCGCCTGTTCAATAGCCCGTCGCAGGGCTACGGTTTCGGGTTCTGGTGGCTTCGGCGGCGGTGCGATTCGCCAGCGTGCCCAGCGGCCGCTGCTGCTTGGCACGATCAGGCCGGCCTGGTGCAGCTGGTGCAGGTATGATCGTGCAGTGGCGCCCTCGCAGCCCAAGCGGTGTGCAACGTCGGCCATGGCAACGGGCTGGCGCTCCTGGATGATGGCCAGGGTTTCGGCTTGGCGCGGGGTCATGCTTGGCCCCTTGCGCGGATGGCGTCGGCGCATCGACGTGCCTCCATGTCTTCACGGTTGTTGTCGCCCATGTATCGGGCTTCGCACACCTTCGCACACGCCTCGCGCTCGGCGGCGGCGACAAGGGCGGCGAACTTTTCAATCTCCTCGTCCCAATCTTCGTAGGCATAACTGACATCCGGCTCATCGCAGGCGCTGTAAATTGGATTTAACCCAGCCTCCCGAGCCATCCGGATGATGTCGTCGCGGGTCATGTTGCTTCCCTTGCGTTTAGTTCCGCTGCGAGCTTCTCAGCCGCGTCACGGGTTCGGCAGTCGGCTACCACGTCCAGGTGGATCACAGGCTTCACCACGATCCACCGATAGTCTCGGGTTTCAATATCTGTCCAAAAGATCACGCGGTGCTGGGTTTCAGATTGGCTCATCTGCGGCCTCCAGCGTCTCCACAGGCGCCTGCGCCGCGCGAATCTGGCCGGCACGAACCTGGGCGGCGTCCATGGCCTCCGCGCGTGCGTCACGGTCCAGCGTGCGAATTGCGGGCCGCAGATCGTTCAGAGCGTCGATGGTCTGCGCGGCGTCGATCTGGCGCATGATGCTGCCGAAGTCTGCGACCTCGACCACCGGCCCCATGTCTCGCGGTGCGGCGGGCTGGGCCGTCTGCGGGTCCATGTCCTCGGCTTCCTCGGGCGTGTAGGTTCCGACGACGACGCCTGGGAACACGGTGCGGATGCCTTCGGAGATGCAGCGAGCGCGGAGCATCTGGCGCGGGTAGGACTTCCAGGTCGGGTTCTTGGTCAGGCCGGCTGTGATGGCCATGTCCAGCGTCCATTCGATCTCCACGCTGCCGCCTTGCGGGTGGCTGAACGTGCCGACAACGCGGCGCTCGGTGTACTCACCCCAGCGCACGGTGCCGCCTGCGGTATGGAAGCGGGCCAGCATGGCGTCGGCTTTGAGCGTGGGCCGGTTATTAATAATGTGATAGTCACGCGCTGCGATGGCCGGGTGCAGACCTTCGGCCTGCGCAATGAGCATCAGGGCCATGGCCTGATCTGGGGTCTTGACGCCAAACAGGCCGGACTTGGCGACGGCAAGAGCCATACGCTCGACTTGATCGACGGGAACGAGTGCAGTTGACATTCAGAAACTCCTTTTGGTTGCGTGGGATGGTTCGCTTAATGCTCTGCCAACGGACCATCCCGCATAAATCCGTTTGGCAAAAGTTGTGTAGGTAACGACAGATTCACGAGCCCATTCAGCCATCGTTTGGGTTTTGCCTTGATGTGTAATCGCAGTTGTTTGTTGTGGCCGTTGATTGGCACGTTGTTCGCGTGGCGTAGCCCATCTGCAATTACCGGGCTCGTAGTTGCCTTCGTTGTTGATTCTGTCGAGTGTCTTGCCAGTTGGGCGCTCTCCCATGTCCGCAAGAAAGTTCTCAAAACGATTCCATCGTTCGCAAACTTTGATGCCTCGACCACCATAGCTCGGATACTTGGCAGAAGACTTGTTCAGGCATCGGCTTCGCATTGCAGACCATGTTGAGTAGGTTGGATCAGATGCGTTTCTGCCGTGGGTTCTTTTTGATACAGAACGAGTACAGCCACATGATTTGCTGTTACCGCTTTTTAGGTTATTGGCATACACGCACATTTCAAAACCGCAAGCACACCTACAAATAAATCTGGCGCGTCGAAGTTGGCGCCTTTTACCAACCAACACAGGATCGGCTTGCGCAATCACTTCAAGCAATCCAAACTTCTGACCGATCATGGCGATTAAAACGATACCTTTGCGCGTAGCCTAGACACAATGTCGTCAACCTCCGCGCTGAATCCGATGATTTCCCGCTCCAGCCTAGACTGGAACTCGGGGTCTGCCTTGACTCTTTGCACATAGAGCTGCAAGTCTGCTGGCATTCTACAATCAAAACTCACAAAATCCGCCCACTCGCGCCCTGTCAGCCACATCTGGCCCTGAATCTGCGGCATGTGATCCTCGGGCATGCCGTTGAGCCAGGTCTCGAGGTGCACCTGCGAGTTCCAGGGGCACTTGATCTCGATCAGCCCGAAGGCGCCGTCGGGGTCAGATTCGTCTGACACCAGGCCGTCAGGCGAGGCGCCGATGGGCAGCTTCGGGTGCGCGATGAAGCCCGTCTCGGTGATCCTGGCGCTGGTGGTGAACTGGTACGCCACGCGGGCGGCGTCCTCGTTCTCGCGGCCCCAGCGCAGCGGCGCGGCGTCAGGCGTGATCACGGGCTGGCCCGTCAGGCGCTCAGTCACGATCTGCCAGAGGTATGTCGTGCGGGCGGCGCTCGGGTTTCCCGGTTCGCCGGCCTTGGCCTGTGCGGCCGTGGGTTTGTTGCGGGCCAGGACGTCTTTGAAGCGGCTGGCGGTGACTTTGCCGGCGCGGGCGGCAAACCAAGCGTCATCGCGCTGGGTGTCGGTGAGGGTTGTCATGCGGTTTCTCCGGTGGCTTTGGCGATGGCGGCGCGGGCTTGTTTCACGGCGGTAAAGTCTTCTTCGGGCCGATAGCCCTGCATCGGGTCCAAGTCTGCCGTGTGCGAAAGCATGACCTTCAACGCCTCCAGCAGATCAGGCGCGGCGGCGATCAAACGAGCGTCTGCGTCCAGCTTGTCCATGCTGCTTGCGAATGGCAGCGTGATGAGGTTGCTGCCGATGCGCACATTCCATGTGGGGAAGTTACCGCTGCCGCCCTGAACAAACGTCCAAGGCCCCGGTGTGTGTTTCATGCTGCCTCCTGGGTGAGTTCTGCGGACGTATCGGCGGCTGCCGAGCCCATGGCCACGGCGGCGCGGAGCTCCGAGGCCAGCTGCAGGGCTTCCTCGTCAGTGAGCCAGATGCTGCAGTCCAGCTTGCCGGCGCCGCTGCTCATGATGAAAACGGTGTGCCCGAATTCCGCCGTGGTGGTGGATCGGTGGGCTTTGAATGTGGTGGTCATGGTGGTCCTTTCAGTACCAATGGTGCGGGTCATCGTGATAGGGATCGTCGTTCATGCTGTCGGCCATCAGCTCCATGGCGCGGTCATCAATCCAGGTTCGTTCGTCGCGCAGGATGCGATCCTTGAGCTCCATCCTGGCGTGCAGGCACTGCGCGTCGGAGCCGGTGAGCATCAGCGTCCAGAGCTGGTCCACCGTGGCCTCGCTCATGTCGAGGTGTTCGAAGCCGCGGACGTCGGTGGTTTCGCCCTCGGGTTGCGTGATGTTGTGGATCAGCCAGTCGCTGGTGGCCCAGGCGTCGGCCAGCAGCTCGTCAGCCGCATCAGCACGGTGGCTGTCGCTGGGCTCTCGGTCACCATCCCAGCGCGGGTCACGCGGGTCGGTGCACGGTCCCCATGTGGCGCTATCGCCGGGGCCGTAGGTGGTGAGGTTTTGCATGGGGTGTTGCTCCTGTGGTTCAGATGAAGGCCGCGATCAGGCAGCCGAGGGTGATGCCGAAGGCGGCGGCAAATGCGTAGTCGATGGGGCGGAGGGGCATGGTGTGGTTTGGTTGGTGGGTGACACTGGCAAGCCGCTAGGCTTGCCGCTGGCACCGCAGCGGGGTGGTTCAGGCCGGGCAGCCGGCCATCCACCAGCGGGCCACGGTGACGGCCTGGGCGCGGTCGTCGGTGGCGTGGACGCGGTGACCGTCGACGGCGACCTCGTAGGTGAGGGAGTCGTCGCACCAGAACTCGGTGATCTCGACGCGGTAGCCGCCGCCGCTCGTCATCCGGCCTATCACGCGCTGGCCCTGGTCGGCGGGGCAGTCTTCCCAGCGGCCGTCGTCGCCGCGGTCGAAGCCGTCCCAGCGGCTGGCGCAAGGGGCGCTGTGGGCGAGGTGCTCTTCGTACTGGTTGGCAAACATCTTTGTCTCCGGTTGCGTGTTGCGATGGAAGAATCATAAACGCGGCGTTACCATCAGCGCAAGCATTGTTTACTGTTTCGCAGGGTCTTTCCTATAACCGCACTCAATGGGTGTTTACATCTTTATAAAAGTCCCGTTACACTGCGGCCCATGATGAAAATTGTCCGACACCCCGATAGCAAGCTAATTGACCAGCTCGGCGGGCCTGCGCAACTTGCGCGGCTGCTGGGCATGGACAAGCCTGGCAGCATTCAGCGTATCGTCAACTGGCGCAGGCGCGGCATCCCGTTGGCCGTGAAGGTGCAGCATGCGCAAATCTTCATGCCGGCCCTGCTGCTGGGCCAAAAGCCGTGAAGCAAGGCGACCGCGTGCGCCTCTTAGACGGCCAGCAGGCCATGGTGCTTGAGGTCAACGTGGCAACCCTGCGCGTGGCCCGCATCCGCCCGGATTGGCCGTTCCCCGGCCTGCCTGAGTCGGTGCTTCGCGGCACGGTCAAGCGGCTTCCGTCGCGGTATCTTCGCGAGACGCATCAGGATGTGGAGCCGGCCCGGTGGTGACCCGAGGCCGCGAAACCCTGCGCGAGAAGATGCTGCGCAACCAAGCGACCATGGACCTCTACGCGGCCATGAACAACAAGCCCCGCGTGCTGCTGGACATACCGCCTGAGCCGGCCAAGCGCGGGCCGCGCAAACCGTCAGGCCAGCCTACAGAGGCGCAGATTCTCAAGGCGGTGATGGCGCTGCTGAAGCGCCACCCGAAGGTCGCCAGCTGCTGGCGGCAGAACTCGGGCACGTTCCAGGAGCGAAACCGAGACGGCAGCATCAGGCGCATCCGGGCGAACACGCAGCGCGGGATGAGCGACATCATGGGCGTCCTCAAGGACGGCCGCACGCTGGCCATCGAGGTCAAGTCAGCCACCGGACGCATGCGTCCAGGCCAGGAGGAGTTCCTTGCCACGATCTGCCAGGCGGGCGGCGTGGCCGGGGTTTGCCGGTCGGTTGAGGATGCGCAGGCGTTGCTGGCATGACAGACCCGTTCAAGATCGACAGCCCGACCTGCATCAGCTTCAGCGGCGGCAGGACCAGCGCCTACATGCTGTGGCGGGTGTTGCAAAGCAACGGCGGGCTGCCGCCAGAGGCCGTGGTGCTCTTCGCCAACACCGGCAAGGAGGATGAGGCCACGCTAAGGTTTGTGCAGGACTGCTCAGATCGTTGGGGTGTGCATATCACATGGATCGAATACCAAAGCGCAGAAGACCCCAAGGATCGCCTGAAAGTAGTGGACTTCGCCAGCGCGGCCCGCAACGGCGAGCCCTTTGAAGCACTCATCCGAAAAAAGAACTACTTGCCCAACCCGGTCACCAGGTTCTGCACCGTAGACCTAAAAATCAAGCCCTTCGCCAACTACTGCCGGCACCATCTTGGCTGGGACGAATGGGACAACATGATCGGCATTCGCGCCGATGAGCCGCGCCGCGTGGCCAAGATCAGAGCAAATCCGTCAGATGGCGTGAAGGGAATCCACCGGCTCATGCCGCTGGCCACGGCTTGCATCAGTAAGCAGGACGTGGGCGCCTTCTGGGGACAGCAGCCATTTGACTTGGAGCTGCCGAACATCGCAGGAGTGACCTATCACGGAAACTGCGACTTGTGCTTTCTCAAAGGTGCCTCGCAGGTCTACAGCCTGATTGCGGAGAAGCCTGCGCGAGCTGTGTGGTGGGCCAAGCAGGAGGGAAGCATCACCAATCCAGGCATTGTCGGGGGGGGGTACTTCCGGAAGGATCGCCCGTCCTACGCTGCAATGGCCAAGTTCGCATCCGAGCAGCGCGACATGTTCGACCCCAATGAGGAGGCCATCGCGTGCTTCTGCGGGGAGTGACAGCATGACCCCATCCGACACCTACCGCGCATCAGCCTGCGACGGCAAGGTGGGCTTCTCCACATTCACCCAGGCCCAGCGCGTAAGCGAACGCTCCTCGCGCCGTGGCCGCAGCCGGCAGATTTACCACTGCCCGCATTGCCATCAGTTTCACCTGGGCCGCAGGCCCATCACCAAGCGGCGCAGCCGCATCACCATAGAGGAATCATGACTCAGTACAGCAACAAGCAGGGCAACGAATCCAGGCCGGACTACCGTGGCAGCATCAACGTGGACGGCCGCGAATACTGGCTTTCGGCCTGGATCAAGACCGGGCGCGACGGCACCAAGCTGGCTGGGCAGCGGTACATGAGCCTGTCTGTGAAACCGAAGGACGAGCAGGCCGCCTACGCACCGGCTCCTGCACCAGCTGCCGCGCCTGCGTCCCGTATGACCCAGGATCAGCGTGATGCCATTGCCATCCGTGAGCGGGCCGAGCGGGAGCGCCAGGCGGCGGCGAAGCCGAAGACGAACTTTGATGACATGGACGACGACATCCCGTTCTGAGGCTTGACTTAGGCCCGCGGCGCGGGTCTATACTGTTTGGGAGCCAGATGACGTTCTGGCTCTCCTGTCTGTTTGTTTGTGAGGTGATAAAGATGAACACTGATACGCATCCCTTCGATGCTGCGCTGAAGAATCTGCGCGGCGATGGGCATTGGCATGAGGCACTTGTCCAAGTTGGAGACACGCTGGACATGGCCAAGAAAATGCTTCTTCAAAGTCGCGTGCGCGATTTCACAGGTGCCGATGTGGTGGCCGTTACGCAGCTGATTCTGCAGCGCGAGCGAATCCTCGCTGACCATGCGAGGGATCAAGAGGACATCGATGAACTGGATGTCTGATCATGGCCGGCCTCGACTTCGACGGCCTGGCCCGTCAACTTCTCGCATCGGCTGAAACTCACCTCGCATCCTGGCTGCCAGCCGGCCGCAAGCGCGGCAATTCCTGGGTCGCTGGCGATCTCAGCGGTGCCGCCGGTCAATCCCTCAAGGTCAACCTTGCAACAGGCGCGTGGTCAGACTTCGCAACTGGTGACCACGGCAGCGATCTGGTGAGCCTGTACGCCGCGATCTACGAGCTGCCAATGGGCGATGCATATCGCCATCTCGGCGGTGAGACAAAACCGGCCAAGCGCGTTAACGGTCATGCGCACGCAGCTCCACCGGCAGAACCAGCGAGGCGCGTTGTCACGCCAGTGCCTGCCGACTTCGCCGAGTGTCCGTGTGTGCACACTCGCTATGACAAGCCATCGGCGCGGTGGACGTACCGCAACGCAGACGGCGAGGTGCTGGGCTACGTGGCCCGCTACGAGCCTGCGGGCGAGCGCAAGCAGATTGTCCCGTGGACGTGGAACGGTGAGCGCTGGGGCATGGGCCAGTGGCCATCGCCGCGTCCGCTGTACGGTCTCCAAGAGATTGCAGAGCGTCCTGGCGCTGCGGTGCTGGTGGTCGAAGGCGAGAAGGCCGCAGACGCTGCGCGACGGTTCAGCGGTCCCTATGTGGCGGTGACGTGGCCAGCAGGCGCAATGGCCGCAGACAAGGCCGACTGGACGCCGCTGGCAGGCCGCAAGGTGCTGTTATGGCCGGACGCAGATGAGCCTGGCCGAAAGGCCATGGAGCGCGTGGCCCAGATCATCGCCACCAGTGCGGCCGAGGTCAAGATTCTGGACGTTTCGGGCCAACCGGACGGGTGGGACGCAGCCGACGCTGACTTTGCGTGCTGGGACGACTGCAAGGCTTTCATGGTGCCACGGGCGACAAAGTGGCGACCTAGCGCAGCGGTCGCCATCCCACCGTCAATCGATCCAGAGACAGGCGAGATCGACGCTCGGCAACAGCTTGATCTGGTGCTGATGCCGAACGGCACGCCGATCATGAACCTTGACAACGTGGTCAGGGCGATTGAGTCTGATCCAAATCTGCGCGGCAAGATTTGGTACGACGAGTTTCTCGACACGATCATGACCACATGGCAGGGCGAGGAACGCCAGTGGAAAGACGCCGACGACGTGCTGCTGCAGCTCTACATGCAACGCCACGTAGGACTCACGCGCATAGGCCTGCAAACCTGTCATGACGCTGCTGTGGTGGCCGCCTTCCACGACACGCGCAACGAGTGCAAGGACTGGCTGAAGTCGCTTGGCTGGGACGGCGTGCGCCGCCTGTCCTACCTGATGTCAGAAGGCCTTGGAGCCCCAGAAAACGCCTACACCGACGCCGTAGGACGCTGCTGGGTCATGTCAATGGTGGCCCGCGTGTTTCGGCCAGGCTGCAAGGTTGATACCGTGCCTGTTCTGGAGGGAACGCAAGGGGCCGGCAAGTCCACCGCGCTGCGCATCCTCGGAGGCAAGTGGTTCACAGAGTGTCATGAAAACGTGACGCACAAAGACTTCTACGAAGTCCTGAAAGGCCACATGCTGGTCGAGATTGCAGAGATGCACTCATTTACTCGCGCAGAGGTTGAGCGAATCAAAGGCATTATCTCTTGCCAGATGGATAGATATAGAAAAAGCTACGGAAGGAACACAGAAAACCATCCGAGACAAACTGTTCTGGCCTGCACAACGAACCGCGACGACTGGCAGAGAGACGAAACTGGAGCACGCCGGTTCTGGCCCGTTCGCTGCGGCAACGTGAACCACGATTGGCTGCGTGACAACCGAGACCAGCTCTTTGCTGAAGCCGTCCACCTGTTCAACGATGGCGGCTCATGGTGGGACGTCCCGATGGACCTTCAAAACGAAGAAGTTGAGTCCAGGCGCGATTCCGACTCATGGGAATCCGTCATCGGAGGATGGCTGTGGAATCAGAATCGTCCGACAACATCAGAGATTTTGTCTGACTGTTTGAAGATTGAGATCGGTCGCCATGACCAGATCGCACAGAAACGGGTCGGTCGGGTGATGCGAGTGCTCGGCTGGCGAACGGTCATCACCAAATCGACAAACGGGCGCAGTTTCCGGGCCTGGGTCAAGGACGAGTAGAACGCGTAGACTCTCTACACGTTCTAAGTTGTTGTCAGCATTGGAGTTCTACACGTTCTACACGTTCTACACCATGTCTATACTAATACACATGCACACACACATGCGCACGCACATGGAGGGGTTTTGAAAATCACGCGTTCTACGCGTAGAGGTGTAGAACGCGTAGAGTCCAGCGACAAGCGCCGGACCCGTTTTTGAGACCATGAGTGGTCACTAACATAGGAGCAAACATGGCAAACAAACGAACCAAGCCAGGAAGCCCTGAGCGGGCCGAAGTCGCGGAGAAGGTCATCAAGGCGATGGACTTTGGCATGAGCTGCTTTAAGGCTTGCCAGCAGGCCGGCGTGCCGATGCCGACGTTCATGCTGTGGGTTGGGCAGGATGCGGAGCTGGCCGACAGGTACGCGCAGGCGCGCGAGAACTTCGTCGAACGCATCGCCCAAGAGGTCATGGAGTTATCCGACGTCGATGTCGGAGAAACCCCCGATGGCCGTAAAGACTGGGCCGCCGTGCAAAAGCACAAACTCCAGGTAGATACTCGCAAGTGGCTGTTATCGAAACTGGCGCCGAAAAAATACGGCGAGAAACTCGAGATCAGCGGAGACGATAAATCGCCGCTGGTTCACAGAATTGAGCTGATCGCAAAATCTGAATGACCACGGCCCGCGTCGAGCTGCCGCCGAAAATCCTCGGGGTTTTCAAAGAACCCAGGGGGGCATACCTGTACCGCGGCGTCTACGGCGGCCGCGGCAGCGGCAAGAGCTTCAGCATGGCCCTCATGGCGGCCATCTGGGGTTTCATCGAGCCGCTGCGGGTGCTGTGCACGCGCGAGCTGCAGGTGAGCATCAAAGAGTCATTCCATGCCGAGCTCAAGGCGGCCATTGCGGCATACCCGTGGCTCGCAGCTCATTACGACGTCGGGGTGGACTACCTGCGCGGACGCAACGGCACGGAGTTTCTGTTCCGCGGCCTGCGCAACAACATTACGGCTGTGAAGTCCACGGCCAAGATCGACCTGACCATCGTCGAAGAGGCAGAGGACGTGCCCGAGTCGGCCTGGCTGGATCTCGAGCCGACCGTTTTCCGCCAGCCCAAGGCCGAGATGTGGGTGCTGTGGAACCCGCGCCTGGACAACAGCCCGGTAGACACGCGGTTTAGAAAGCGGCCGCCAGACCGGTCAAAAATTGTCGAGATCAACTGGCAGGACAATCCGTTTTTCCCGCCCGAGCTGGACGAGCTGCGCCGCCGCCAGGAGGCCATGATGGATCCAGGCACATATGCGCATGTCTGGGACGGCGCCTACCTGACCAAAAGCGATGCCCAGGTGCTGGCCGGCAAGGTCGCAGTGCGCGACTTTGAAGCAGGCGGGCCTGCCTGGGACGGGCCTTATTACGGCCTGGACTTTGGCTTTGCGCAAGACCCGACCGCCGCGGTGCGCTGCTGGATCAAAGACTCTCGCGTTTGGGTTGACCACGAAGCACAGGCCAAAGGCCTCGAAATCGACGCTACAACCGATTTTCTGGCGCAGTTGATACCAGGGGTGCAGCAGCACACCATGCGCGCCGACAGCGCCCGTCCAGAGTCCATCAGCTACCTGCAACGGCACGGCTTGCCCAGGGTGGTGCCAGTGGCCAAATGGCCGGGCAGTGTCAACGACGGCATTGCGCACTTGCGCAGTTACGCCGAGATCGTGATTCATCCTCGATGCAAGCATCTGATCAAGGAGACCAGCCTGTACAGCTACCGCGTGGATCGGCTAACGGGCGACATCATGCCCGATGTCGTGGACGCTTGGAATCACGGAATCGACGCTGTGCGTTATGCGCTAAACCCTTTGATCCGCCAGCGCGACTCAGGCGCTGCAGCGGTTAGGATTCAAGGCCTATGACACCAGCCGAAGAACTCGCACTATTGGACCAGCTTTCGGCCGACGTCGAAGCGCAGGTGCTCGCCGCCTACCGGCGCGCGATGGACCTGATGCGCCGCGGCACTGCGCCGCGCGATGCCATCACGCGGGTGATGGACTCATTTACCGGTGAGTTCGCCGACCTAATGGCCGCATCGCTGTCCGCAGTGCTTCAGCGCAGCGTAGGCACCGAGTCGGCCTTGGCCATCAACATCGGACCCGTCTCCCTATCGCGCAAGCTGTACGCCGAGGCGCAGGACGTCTCCAACATCGTGGCCGGCATCGTGCAGCGCAACGTGCGCGGCTATCAGGACTCCAAGCGCCTGGCGTTGCAGCTGTTCGAAGGCTACGGGTTTCGAGAGCCAGACGCTGAGCCGCTGCAGATCAATCCCGAGAACCCGAAGCTGCCGAAGTACATGCGAGAGATCCTGGACCCGGATCCCGTGCGGCGCAAGATGGCCCAGGCCTTTGCGCGCATCCAGGTGGACGGACTGTCAACGCCAGCCCTGCGCGCGGCCTACAGCCAGGCCCTGGACGCGATAGAAGACATTCAGGGCACCGTGGGCAGGGTGGAGCTGGAAAAGACGCTTAAAACGGCGTTCTACGAGCGCACGCGGTACTTTGCCGAGCGCATCGCCAGGACCGAGGCGCACCGGGCATACTCCCAGCGCGAGGCGCAGATCCAGCTGGAAGACGAAGATCTGGAGTTTGTCCAGATCCGCAGGAGCCGCACCAGCACCGCGCCGTGCATCTGTGACCTGATTACCGGCCGCGATCAGTACGGGCTTGGCCGTGGGGTGTACCCGAAAGCCAAGGCCCCGAATCCGCCCTTCCACCCGTTTTGTTTACCTGGCGACGCGCTCATAACGTCCGCTGTCAACATCGCGGCGGTTAGTAAACGCTGGTATGACGGAGATATGGTCGTCATCACAACGGCCACCGGCCAACGTGTGACCGCGACAGTCAATCACCCTGTACTCACGAGCGCCGGATGGATTGCTGCGGGCTTGCTGAACGTAGGTGGCAATGTGATCAGCCGTGTCGGCGCCGAATCGGTAGTGGGCTACTCCTTCATCGACGACCAGCATCAGCACATGCCAGCCCGCATTGCCGAGATAGCGGATGCGTTTTTCAGTTCGAGCAAGGTGGCGACCAGAGAAGTGCCATTGACCACCGAACACTTCCACGGCGACGGGATAGCAGGCAAGGTCGCAGTTATAGGGGCCAATCGCAAGCTGTGGGATAGGGTCGATGCCTTGGCCGCGCAAGGCATGCATGATTCGTTGCTCGTGTTCGCTGACGGAGGACTGACTCGCTTGCTTGGCGATGGCGCATTTGACCAAGGTCTTAAAGCTGCGCTTCGTGCCTCGAATGGAGTTGTGAGCGTTTGCAGCAAGTGCGAGCCTTTGGTCTTTGGTGAGCTTGCTCATCCTGACGATGCTGGCTTCGCTCTGCCCCCGAAGCTGGACCCCGGCTTGAATCAGCCTGCGTTCGATGACGTTGCGGCTGACGCTGAACTCGCCAGAAATATCCAAAATGGATCGACCGGCGCTGTACTGGTTGACAACATAATCGACGTCAATAGATTCAATTTTTCTGGCCATGTCTACAACCTTGAGACGGAACAAGGTCATTATACATGCAATGGCATTGTGACGCACAATTGCAAGTGCATCAGCTCCCCACGCCTGGACCTCAGCGGGCGCCAGGCACAGGAGGACTCCGAGGCTGATCAGTATTTTCTTAACCGATTATCCGAGCCTATCGCCGCGAAGATAATTGGCTCGCGCGACAAGCTGGCCAGAGTCCAGGCCGGCGAATCTGCGCTTGCAGTCCACAACGCCGGCTCAAACCCGGTTTATCGCATCGTCAACCTGGAGCAAGCCGCAAATGCCTATTCCGCAACCGGGCCCCGATGAGGGCCGCGATGATTTCATTGCCCGCTGCATGGCCAATCCGACCATGCGCGAAGACTTTAGCAACGTGGGCCAGCGCGCAGCCGTATGTTTTGAAAAGTGGAAAGAGGAGCGCGAGGAATATGGAGACGACCGAGACTAACCCTCGAGGAAGCAACGGATCGACATCAGCTTGTAGGTGTCGATGCGGTCCTCGTCGGTGACCGTCTCGATATATCGTCCCTGGAGCGTCTTGAGCTTTTCCAGGATCTTGCCCTCAAGATCGAAAAGCGACTCGTAGACCGATTCCAGGCCCTCGGAGTTTGCCACCGGCACGCCGAAGTAGACGAACGTTTCCGAGCTGCGATTGCCATATGGCCGCCCCGGCGTAATCCGGAACGGCACGATGCGGATCATCGGGTAGTCCTCGGGCGATAGATTGGCCTCGAGGCCGATCTTGCAGGACTTGACCCCTGGGATGGTGGCGAATGCGTCGCGTGCGGCTTCAAGCGCGGCGTTCATGCCCGCTCCAACGGCACGTTGAAGATCAGCGTATTGCCCGACTCGTCAGGCGTGGCGCCTCGAGCCTGGGCCAGCATGCTGTCGAACTCCTTGCGGTAGCTGGCCAGCTTGGCGGTGAACAGGTCTTCGGCGTCGGCCTGGTTCTCAAGGCACGCCAGAATGTAAGTCTTGAGCACCGCCAGCCGATTGCGCCAGGCCGTGGAAAATGTGCCTAGCAGATCAACCTCGTCAAACGCGCGCGTCTCGCGGTCCACGGTGCAGTACTTTGCCAAGTAAGCGTCGGGGTAGTTCAGAACTGTCATTGCTTGGCCATCCCTGTGCGCACGATGCGGTCAAATTGGCGCACGGCCTCGGTGGCAGCGCGCAGCAGGTAATTGTCACCGCGATACCCTGGGTGGTTCACGGACTTTGCGAAGAAGAACTTGCCGCCCGACGCCCAGCGCAGGGCTTTCTTGCGCTTTGGCAGGATCTTGTGCGGCCTGGTGCCGAGCAAGACAAACGCCGCGTATGGCGCGCGGTTGCGGTCATGCCCGATAGCGCGGCCGTCAGGAATTGCGCGGTTGTACAGGGCCTGGCGCAGCGTTCCCGTCTTGGTGTGCTTGTCCGCGCCGCGCTCGGCCTCGTCATACGCCACCTGCGCCATGTTGTTGATGACGTACTTCTCCAGCCCGACAGGAATAGCCGTCAGGCGATTGATGACGCTTTGGATGTCGCCGACCTGGACGCTGATGGCCATCACTTGCCCCCAAAGAACTTCGAACCGAACTGCACCATCGTGAAAACCAGGACCACCAAGCCCCAGACGCCGATGCCGCGGTTGATCCACATCTGCACGGTGCGATCTGTTTTGGCGACTGCCGTCTCGACAGCTGCAACGCGCTGCTCCACACGCCCGATCCGCTCGCCTTGATTGGCCTGGCGCTCCTCGACCAGAACCAGCTTCGTGATGGCCTCGGCCAGCTTGTCAACCTTGCCTTCAAGGCGTTTGAAGTCGTCGTCTGTCATGCCCATGTCCTGCTGGGGGTTTCGGGAAACACGCGGAAAGCCTCCAGCTCCGGGGCCTCAGCGGTGTGGCGCACGTTGACATGCCAGCCGGGGACAGCCTTCATCTCGGGCACCGGGCCTTC